GGTCTGTGCCACCCAAATCAGAAACACCAACAATAAACTGACCAACTCCGGCCAAGACATCACTGCCACCAAGAAGGCTAACACCGAGAATGAATAGGTCACTGGCTTCGTCTGGTAGGTATAGTTCTACTTTTAGGTCTGTTGCAATGTTGAAATCTGGGATCATCGCAACGCCTGTGCAAGTGTTGTGCCTGTGGCTTTTTGAAATTGCGAAACAGTCTTGATAACTGCCTTGGCATCGGTTACGGCCTTCACGTTAACATTCACTACTGTGGCTTTAGCCGTTGTTTTTGGTGCGGTGAAGCTCATGTTGCTGCCACCGGCAGAAGGTGACGCCGTACTATTTATACCGAAAGCACCACCGATAATTTTTTGTGAAGCCGGAGTATTTGTTTGTAATGTTTCACCGGCCCACGCAGAAACAGCGGCAACACCCAAAAGTGCTGCTAATGGTGCCCATGCTGCCATCGCTGCACCGGCTTTTGCAACCGCTTCTGCTGCAAATAGAGTTTGTGCAGTTCTAGCGACTCCAATAGCAGTTGTAACACCTTGCCAGGCAATTGCAAGTCCACCCAATGCTAAAACAACTGGTAGTAACCAGTCTTTATTCTCAATAATGTATGCAACAAGTTTTCCAAATTCCTGCAAAATCAAAACAAAGAAGTCAACAATTCCTTGAAGTTTTTCTTGACCTTCTGGCGTAGCCAACCATGTAGAAAATTTGTCCAACAAAGGCAAAAGAGCCATACCGATTTGTTCTTGCATTTCACCAAAAATAATTTGCATACGCTGGTAAGGATCAGTGTTAGCAGCTGCAGCAGCGGCACCTTCAAAAGTGGCAGCCAATTCAGCCATAGGGTCTTTAGCACCCTTTAGCGATGGAATAAGTTTGAACAAAGCGGTATCTGAACCGGCCAAAGACTTAGCCATGGCCTGCGATACAGCATCTAGGCTTTTACCTGAACCTGCTGATGCGTCAAGAGCGACCTGCAGAAGTTTATTAGATTCGGTTACATCGCCAGTCGCAATAAATAGTTTTTGGTAAGCCGGGCGCAGATCATCATCAGCAACAGCAGACTGCAACTGCATAGACTTGATAGCCTTTTCGGCTTCGGCAACTTGTTCCTTTGAAGCCTTACCAGTGTTCTCCATGGCAGTAGCCAACAAAGTCATTGACTTGGTATCTTCAACAGCGGCTTTAGCGGCTTCTTCTAATTCACGCTTGATAACACCCAAAGAGAAACCGATACCGATAGCAGCAAAGGCTTTAGTGATACCTTTAGAAACCGATGATGCTCTCTTGTTCATCGCAGTAAGTTGCGACTGTGCGCCTTTAGTTGCAGCTGTGAGGTTCTTGAACTCGCCTAGAATCTCGACATTGAGAACTAAACTCATTCCCTTACCTCATTCATCTCATTCCAGACACCAATAAATGCCTGATACTCCTGGAGAGTCAAAGCCCGGTATTCTGTAGGTGACATCTTAGTCAACAAACAGAACCGCGCCATCCTCTCGGCTTGCAGCTGCTTTATGCTTTTGGGTCTTCAGTGACACCCTTGAACAATTCAAGAGCCTCGCTGAAAGTGACCTTGCCAGCATCTTCCATTTTGAAATTAGGATTAGTGCGCTTTTTAGCAACCCAAATGATTGCCTTCAGTGCCTTACCTTTTACTTTACCCGCGCCCATAAGTTCATCCATTGGAGTGCCTGACAGGTTCTCAATAGTTTCAACTTCATCAAGTGTGAGTGTGCTAAAAAAATCTTGATTCATTCTTCTGTGCCTTTCGTAGAGTTGAACGCTATAAGTGTATCAACGGTACGGTAATAGTTCCGGTAAACTTCATCCCTAGTTATGCCTAGAGCCTTAGTAAAAAACGGTTGTGGTTTGATGTTGCGTTTGAACCAACCCCAGTGAATCGGGTTAGCGTAAGGCACTTTGCCGTTGTTACCTGCCGAAACAGAAACTCTAGTTAGTGCCTTTGAAACTCTGATGCTATTGCGTAGTGCGCCTGTGCGTACTGGCACCAAGGTTCGGGCTTCTCGGGCCACAATGTCACCGGCTTGTGAGCCAGCAGCTTTGATTTCCGTATCAGGTACACCAATAGCCTGGAGAGCCTTGATGCCTGACTTGTAACCTTTTACCTTGATGCCAGACGCGTTAGACATTCTTACGCGGTTGCGTCGATTTCTACACCGTAGTAGATGTCTGATGCAGGTGTGTGCGGTGTGTTCTTGACCGATAGTGTCACGCTGAACTTTGCGATTTCGTTTGAAGTCAAAGATAGCGGTGGCAACTGGTCAAAGATTGCAGTTCCCTTGTAGTGTGGCTGATCTGCAGATGGTGTTGCATTACCGTTAGGCGCAATAGTGAACGCTACTTCGGTGCCGAAGTTGTCCCATAGAACGCGGTAAAGGCTTGTGTCTTCACCTGATGTAATACCGTCTAGCTGCAGCGACCATTGGCCGCCAACGCGAACTTCGCAGAATGTCTGAACGTCGCCAGGAGCATCGTCAAGAGTTAGTTCTACCATGTTAGCGTCGCAGGCGTAGTCGGTTGCGCCGATTTTGAAGACAATGTTACTTGCCTTGATGCGAGTTGAAGCGGCCATTAGTCGCCCTTTCTTAGATTGAGATTGTTAGTTGTACGTAAACGTTAGTGCTAAGGTATTCGGCATTATTTGTTTGCAAGTTGTAAGGCTGATTTACAGATGTTAGGCGAACATAAGACAACGGTGTGATGGCGTTGATAACGTCTTCGATTTGTTGATCTAGGTTCTCGGTTGCTTTCTTGTTCGTTGCGGTTGAAGCCACTAGAACAAGTTCAAGACCAAGAGTAAATTCGCCAAATTCTGCTGTAGTTACATAAGGTGATGCAGCGTTCAAAATAACGATTGGTGGTGTGATACGTTCCGGTACATACTCCAGAACATTCAAACCAGCAGCTACTAGGTCCGTTTTGAATTGAACCTTCGCATCGTTTATTTCGCTCATACTGCATAACCTGTGTAAGGCATCAGCAACGGGTAAACCGCATTCAATGGGTCTTTAGCCACACGAACCGGTGAACCGTCAAGGCTTGCAAATTGTGCAACACCGTTAGGTGCGCTGCGACGGTGGAAGAGTTCCGACGATGCTATAAGCGTCGCCTGATCCTTTAGTACAGCCGGGACTGTAGTAATTGCCCCAATGTACCGAGTAATCAAAGCAAGGCCAGCGTCAAGACATTCCTGTGGGAAGTCTGTTTCGTCTGTACCTACGTATGCTTGAAACTCTGCCAACGTCACTGCCATTTTTTTACCTTAGATTAAGCGGTTACATCCAACTTCACAACAGCACCAAGGAATGGCTTGATAACAGCCATGTAGCCGTAAACGCTGATGTCGTCGGTTAGGGTTGTGATGTCGCCAGAAGTTAGACGAACAGGTGAACCTGCAGACTCAAGAGTCTGAACAGCTGCACTGTTAGCCATGTAAACAACACCTGTTGCAAGTGCCGGGTCAACGATCACTGGAAGACCGAACAAAGTACCTGATAGTCCAGGGATGTTTGCAGTTCCAATGTTGTTAACGCCTGCGCCAGTCTGTAGTGATACTGGGCGACCGTCTGAACCAGCAACAGTGAAAATCTTCACGTAAGCGTCTGGTGCAGCAAGGATGAACTCTGGTGATAGGCCGGTCTGTGCGTAGATGTAAGCAGAACCGTTAGCAACACCCTCTGCAAGAGAAGCAGCTGAACCGCCGTCTGCATCGAAGGTCTTACCAGTCCATGACTCTGCAGCAAGAACAGCAACAAGAGCTGCGTTAGTTGCCTTAGCGTACTGGATAGTCAACGCGCGGAATGCGGTGTCTAGGTAGTTTACAGTCGAACGCTCAATGGTCTGACGTGAGAATGAAGTGTAACCACCGTAAGTGATTACGTTCGCTGAAACAGTGTCAATCGAGATGTTACCGAATGATAGTGCTTCGTTCTCTGGGTCCTGAACGCCCACTGCAAGAGTGTTTGCTGAAACCTGTGCGAACTCAACAGTTAGACCAGCTGCAGGTAGCGCACCACGTGAGAACGCTGAAACAGTTGGGCGGTTGTTAGCAATTAGGTTGTCGATGTATCCGACGAAGCCTGGTAGTGCAACGGTGTCTGCTGAAGTTGATGCTGCACGAACAGCAAGTTCCTTCGCGTCTGCGTCGCCTGCTACTAGAGCCTTAGCGAATTCACCCTGTGAGCGAAACTTAGTGTTTGCTGCAGGTGCGGTTGCAACGGTCATCCCGGCCTCTACAACGCGGCGCAGTTCTGCAACCTCGTCAAGAGCGGTACGAACGTCAAGTTCAATGTTTTCTGACATTGGTTCACTTTCTTGTTCAATTAGAGGTTCCTCGATTGGGTCGATTTCGACTTCCTCGCGAACTTCGCTGATGTTTGCGCCTGAATAGGCAGGGAATGGTACAACTGAAACTTCTTTCAGATCTACCAAAGTACGAACAACGGTGTTTCCATCGCGTTCGTTCTCAACCGGGATAAACCCAACTGAAAACTTGTTTAGAACACCATCGCGCAAAAGTGTTAGAACTTCTTCGCCTCTAGGTGTTTCGCTAATGTAAGCGGTGATTTCAAAACCTGCATCTGTTTCACGACCTTCGACAACTTTGCCGATTGGTTCGTCGTGGTTCCAGAATAGTTTCACGTCTTCAATGCTTGTAATGGCATTAGGCGCAAAACGCTCATAGGTGTTGTTTGCAATAGCGATTTCCTGACCGTATGGCACAGCCAGTCCGGTGATGGTGCGCTGATCTGTATCAACCACACCGCGGAAGTCGCGTGTTTCGATGTTAGACATTTAGTCCTTCCTTGGTGCGTACTTCGTCAACTGTTAAGAATCCTGCGTCAACGCCTACCTTGTAATAGTCATAACGAGCTGCAACATCAGCCTTGAACAAGTGTTCAAAGTCGAATTCGATGCGTGTGCCACGTGGTAAGCAGTTGCTTAGCGCATCAGTAATTGCATCGGTGTAAGCCATTAGTGTGTGGCGGTAGAAGACTTGATTTTCGTCTTGCAAGTTTGTGTAAGTATCTGATGCACCTGGTACTGATGTTAGAAGCAAACGCGCCGGTACACCGAATAGACGGGCAATGGCCTGAACCTGTTGATCCTGCACTTCGGTAAACAAAGCATCGCGCGGTGATAGAGCGATTTGCTGGTATTCAAAACCGTTGCCCAAAACAGCCACTTGGCGGTTCTGTTGCTTGTTATGCCAGTTAGCGGTAACAACTTCAGCGTCGGCCTGATTGAGTAGAGCGTTAGTTTTTAGAACGCCGGTAGGGACTCCAGCAGCAGTGAACCAGTTACCAGCGTAATCGCGCAAATCAATAGCAGCAGAAATGTCTTTTCGACAGGAGTCAATTGGGCTAATACCTTTCAGGATTCCAGCGCGGCTAAAAATCTTTAGGTGTTCAATTTCGTTCTTGGTGTACTTGGTGCCAAGGTAGTCGTATTCGATGCGTGAATAGTCTGGCTTGCCATCGCGCCCGATTGGGTTAGAAACACCAACCGCTGAAGAAGGCAAAATTGTTAGGTTGTTTACCTGACCATTTGAGCCGTAGTTCTTGTACCAGTAGGCGTTGCCTGTTAGCGCAAGTTCGGTAACTGTCTGAAACAAGAAGTCGCGTCGGTTGTCGTTGATGCTTGGCTTATTTACCAGCACCGGGTTATCGACCTTTAGTTCAATACCAGTCGCATAGCGGTAAGTGTTGATAGTCATTTTGCTAATAGGGTTAGCAATGATCTGGACCGCGCGAAATACGGCGGTTAGCGTGAGCGCAGTTTCTGGAGTCACGACTGCAGCTGAACGGCTTGGGATAGTCGGTTGAGCTGCGCGAGATTCTACTGGCTTAGTAAAGCGCGAGAATAAAGATGCCATATGTTAAACATAGTAGCACAGATAGACTAGAATACTCCCACAGTGGCGTGTTGCGCTCGCGAAGAAACATACAAAGCCATAACCGTTGCCATTAGTGCATCGATTTCACCATGCGATTCTTTGCGACTAATCAACCAAGTTTCGCCAGTGTATTTAGATACACCGTTAGGCATTTGAGCAACCAACAAAGGGTCACTGTTGTGCCTAACGGTGCCGGTACTAAACATAGCAAACACCGCCGAACAAGCCGCTGACATTTCCTTAGTCCACAGTTGCCACACCGGTACGCCAGCCAACTTGAGTCTTTTGGCTAAGTTCGGTAGTTGACGATCATCTAATGCGATTGCCCTTGGTGAGAACTTGCTATACAACGAGGTTATCTCATTGAATAGTTGTTGCTCGGTAGGTGCAACCAAAGATGTGACAAGTTCGGTTTCTTGTAAGTCCCCGTTAGTGTTTGCGAACGCGATTGTGGCGTGTTCCCAATTCTTGCTAATGTCAACCGCGAACACTCCGGCTTGCATGTTTGTTACGCCTCTACCAGTCGCAGCTTTGAACAGATTGCCGGGCAACCAAGAAACCGCTGTTCCGCTTATGAACTGATTGAGTCTGTATCGCCGGGCTTCATGCTCGGGAATTGTTTTAAGGTCGCTAATGACTTGTTCGACAGGGATTCTACCAGCAGCCACAGACGGGTTAGCGGCCATGATTGCTTGTGGGTCGTCAATAGGTGCGTTATCTGGCGCGGTCCATAAGAAGAACCCAAAGCGTTCAAGATCGTTGGCCCCGTTTGCAGCTGCGGTGCCTGACTTGTAAAGATTGATTAGGGTTTCACTTGACTGGTCGCCGGCGGTTGTAATGCCAATTACGATGCCGTCTTTGCGTTGCGAGGTTCCAAGAATCGCTGCACCCCACATACCGGACTTTGCCAGGTGAAGTTCGTCAAACAAACAAAGGCTCATAGGGATACCCTGTAGCGCGGCTTCTTTAGCAGCCTTAACGTCGTATCGACCGCCGTTGTCTGCGGTTACGATGCCTCGGGTTTCCGTAGCACGTTTGAAGCGTTTGCGTAAGAACGGGTTTTGGTTGATTACATAGTTGACGCGACTGTAAACGATGTTGGCCTGATCTGTAGACGAAGCCAATGAAATAACTTGAGGTCCGGTTTCGTGCATCAGTAGACCGTACAAGCCAAGAATTGCAGCTAGTAAAGACTTGCCGTTCT